GACATTCACTCATCTCCAATCACAAATTTAGTAAAATTACGCAAATTTTTGTCTCTACGTGAGTATTTTACATCATTTTTGTGTTTTTGAACACATTTAATCGGCGTCCGACACACAGGACGTTGTAATTTTACAACAAAACTCTTTTTTGTCTTCATTTTAGCGCCTCATTTTAGAAATTTCGACTGCTTCTTCATCGGAAAAAACAGGAACAGCGTTGGATTTATGCATCGTAGCGATTCCGACAACTTTTGTGCCAGTATAAACTTTCGGAGCAGCTTTTGTGGCACCATTTTCACCGGTACTTAGTGAAGGAAGGCGTGCAGTCTCGCGGCCGGCAGGAGCCGACAGTTTATATCCAGTCAAAGTGTTGTTAGTCTTCGAAATTTTGAGAATTTTGGTTGGTTTGTGTGATTGCAACCACTTCTCATATTGCTCGCGCTCAGCTTTCGGTCCTTTTTTGACCTTGGATTTTTGAATTCGCGTATAAATCATCATAACTAAGTGTCCTCAATTGTTCTTATTATAACACGATTGAGGATATTGTCAAGCTAGTTGTTGCGTAGATGCAACACAAAAGTAATTTTAACCTATTTGTTTATAACGTTTTCTTGTAGACTTTTGATACTCATTATCATAATCATCATTATAGAATGAATTTCTAGATGGTTTAGATTTTCTCATTTTTTTCTTTTCATAAAAGAACTCATATTCATCTTCGTTGTAGTTCCTAGTCTTACGAAACTTTTCAACATGTTTTGGCACTTAATTACTCCTTACTTAAAACTTCAAAATTAATGCCCCCAATTTTTGTTTCTGGTCTGTCGGACATGTCAAACTCAGAAACATAAGTGATGTTTGTGCGGGGGTAACATACTTTCACCACTTTTAATAAATTACATACATTGTCGTTACAATCGTTGAAGATAAAAGCTTCATCAACGTATTTTATACTTTCTAATATTTTTTTTCTAACTTCTAAGCTTTGATTTAATATGCCAGTCTTCATGTGTAGTAACATGTCAGAATGAATACCTACAATTAACCAATCACCCATCTCTTTACATCTCTGTAGGTGTATTATTTCTTTTAATGTTATTGGATCAAAATAACCAGATGTTACTATTATTTTTTCTTTGGTTATCATGGTAGTAAATCGGGAAAAGCCTCCTTGACAAACTTATAGTCTAATCCTTTTACACCCAAATCTTTTTGAAAAATGCCTAGCAGCACTTCAGCTTCTCTTGGTTCAATAGATTCTAGCATTTGAATTAGTAGTTCGTTGCGTCTTTTCTCAGAGAGTGTTTCTGCTGTATGATTGCCTTCTAGAAAGATATAAATTCTTCGTAGTTGTGCATTTAAGCTATCATGTGTTATGCCAGGCAATACATCAGTTGGTACTTTATAATTTTCCGGAATCTCTTTTATTTTCCATTTAAAATCTGGATGATAAGTCAATTTTAGAATATCAACTAAAGTCTGTGACAAGTTATCGCCAATTACTTGCATTCTTTCTTTTTTACTTTTGGCATTTTCAAATTCATCAAATATCTCATACATTGTTTTCATCAAAAATCCTCAATTACATCAATTAAATTTTTAAGTTTGTTGGCTATTAGATAATCTAGTAGTTTATTTTTAGGAGCCGGTTTGACTTCATCATAAGTATTTATAATTTTGTCTTTGATATCACCAGGTATGTTCCTCAAGTCAATCAATACCTGATTACGAGAAAAACCAATTTTCTCATTTTCATTATCCCAGTCACCATAGTTTTTTTCCATCAACTTTTCTAGTTTGCTTTTGGAAATTGTTGTTTGTCGCAAATCACGAACAAAACAATCCGATGGTGACAGAATATTGGGAATACCGTCACCTTTATCACCACGAATAATTTTTTCCTTTAGTTCCATCAATGGATTCTCGGAAACAATAAATTTCTTTTGTGAAGGGTTGTATTGCTTGACTGTATATTTGTTTGAAGGCGTATTGTACTGTTGTAGTTGCAGAAAATCACCATCACTAGAAATGATCAGGATATTTTGATGCATAATGTGTCGTGGCACAAGAGTACCGATAATATCATCAGCTTCTGCACCTTCAACATCAACAACTTTGTAAGGAAAGTAATCCTTTAGTTCTTGTTTGAATTTTGTCAACATATCAAAGATGAGGTGCCAGTCTAGATCAGACTTTTCTCTAGTTTTCTTGCGACCAGCTTTGTAGAAGGGAAACAACTCACGGCGCCAATATTTCCTGTTGTCACAACAGAGAACAATTTCATCATAATCGTTTCGGAAGTTTTTGACATGAGTCCTAATGATGTTTAGGATCATATGGCGAATTAAACTCTCTTCCAGTTTAACTCCTTTTTGACTGGCAATTTGTGCCATTAGACCGGCCAACAATACCTGATTTAGATCAACGAGAATCATAACAAACCTTAAAGAAATTACACTTCACCAATCTTATCACAATTTCTTAATGAAGTCAACACCTTTTCAACAAATTCTTTGGAGGTTGTTGTTTTTCTAGAAACCATTCCATACCAGTCTTGTTCTATTAAAGAGGAAACATACTCTCTAGGATCCGTCAGTATTGCATCAAAATGATCCAGATCACCTACAGCATCATTTTCTGATTTAAATAATACTACGTGCCATTCTGCACCCATTGGACTACCACCAACAGGTTCACCGGCGATTTTATGTTGACTCACTATTATATTAAGTGAGTTATTTCGACCTTCTTCGGGTATAAAACATAATGTATCATAATCTTTTATTGTTTCAAAAAATTTTAACATTGTAATCCTTTGATGTGTGATTTTCGCACTCTTACCATAATCCATGAATTGTAATACACATCACTCTCCAAAACACCATTGACAAATTGTTCTTTTGCTTCAAGATAACCACACTCACCTTTTGTTTTGCAAAGGTGTTTTATCTCTCTTTTAAAATTTTCTTTACCGTAAGTTGCAACGTCTTTTTTAAGTTCTTCATTAGAACCATAATAACTTTGCCAATCACTAAAAATTTTAAATCGTTTCTTTTTACCTTTAACTTGTTTTGTTTTTGAGGAGTAAAAGAACTTTTTACCAATATACTGTTTGCCAGTTATAGTGTTTGTGATTACGTAAACAAAACCATAATAATCATTAATCAAATCTTCGGTGAAGTCTTGATTATTATATAACCAATTTAATCCCATTCTTGATTGTCCGAATCGTCATCATCATCAAATTCAGTAATCTCTTCTATTAGTTCACCACAAAAGGGGCAAAATTCTGGATATTCTGATGATGTTAATTCTTCGACATATTCTATATCATAAGAAGATTCGCAATTGTGACATTCAGCTGTTATTGTTTTATTCATCTTTAACCTCTCTTTTTGGAAACAAAAAATTTGTTTGTGTTTCCGCATAGTATTTTGATATATTAACAAAATTATTTTTTAACATATAAGCGAACTCTGTTTGTGATTTTATAAAATCGTGACATGCTTTATTTAAAACTTCGTCTTTCACAATCTCATCGGTATAGTAACTTTTTGTGTCTTGAATTGTATCAATAAACAGTTTAGCCGTATCCCATTTTAATCCGAACATTTTGTTCCTTTTGTGAATTTTATGTTAATGTGCCCAAACATCTCCCCAGTTTCCTTGTAGAGCACCTTTTGCATAATCTGTTGCACGGTTCTCAAAGAAGTTTGTATGTGTTGGTGCATTAATCATTTCTTCAACCCACGGTAAAGGATTCTTCTTTACTTTCATAATGCCTTTTAGACCAAGACTAATCAATCGGCGGTCAGTAATGTATCTGATATATTTTTTAACATCAGCAGCATCTAAACCTTCCATGTTGCCTAAACTGAATGCTAAATCAATAAACTTGTCTTCAAGCTGAACCATTCTTTCAGCAATCGTATAGATTTTTGATTTCAGTTCATCATTCCACACTTCTTTGTTTTCTTCTATATATGTGCGGAACAATTTGATCATTGATTCTGCGTGTTGAGTTTCATCAACGATAGACCAAGTAACGATTTGACCCATGCCTTTCATCTTGCCTTGTCTTGGGAAATTCAACAACATGATGAATGAAGAGAACAACTGCATACCTTCCGTGAATGCGGAGAACACAGCAATGTGTGTTGCTGTTGATTCAACTGTTCCATTCTTTGAAGAGATATCCATAACATAATCATGTTTGTCTCTCATCTCTTGATATTCCAAGAATTGATTGTATGTTGTCTCTGGCAAACCAAGAGTTTCGATCAAATGACTGTATGCAGCAATGTGCAAAGCTTCGCGAGCAGCGAAACCAGATAACATCATGCGAATCTCAGGCTGAGGAAAATATGGAAGGTAGTTACGTACATATCCACCAGCAACATCAATGTCACCTTGTGTGAAGAATCTAAAAATGTGTGTTAAGAATTGCTTCTCTTCATTTGTTAATTTCTTTTTCCAATCATTTACATCTTCAGCCATTGGAACTTCTGTGTGTAACCAATGAGACTGTTCGTGTTTTAACCACGCATCATAAGCCCAAGGATAGTTGAACGGCTTGAAGTGATTTCGTTCATCCGTGAGTTTTGTTTCTAACTTCTTAATCATTTAACCACACCTCTAATTGTTCTTTTGTTTTTAAACCAACCATTCGTTTCATAATCGTTCCATCTTCAACTATAAGAAGTGTTGGAACTGATCTTATTCCATATTCGATTGCTGCATCGGAGTTTTCGTCGATATCAACAACATCAATAGGAATTTTTATATCCATACTCTCTAATGTTCTAGACATTTGTTTACATGGTTGACACCATGAAGCTGTAAATCTTATAATTTTTTTCATATTAACACCATGAAGTTTTGGCTTCACCATAATATTCTCTGGCGAAACCGTTTGTTATTAATAGGGTTCTTAAACTTTTGCCGTCTAGTAATACATCTCCCAATACACGACCACCGTACTTGTCCCAATCCATGAGAACAACTTGTCTCTTTTGGGACCTATTAATCGTATCTTTAGTGAATTGTGTTGCTGCTTGACCTCTTGCATCTTCTTGTGGGCATTTAGCTCTATGTCCTTTTTCTGGAGTATCGACTCCAAAGACTCTAATTGACAACTCTTTCTTAAGAGGGTCAGGCAGCCAGTTGGCTTGAAAGGCTACGGTGTCGCCATCGATGACTCTTGTGAGTAGT